TCGCACCTGCTGCAATAGTAATAACACTACCTGATTGAGCAACGATATCTGCTCCACTTGGTAGTTGGAAATCGGTACCAGAATTACCTAAAGTAATCGCGGTTCCGGATCGTTGACTAATTTTATTTACTTTAATTTCACTCATAATTTTATTTTATTGGAATTTATATCTTATTACAACTATTCCTGAACCACCAGCTCCACCACCTCCAGAACCACTTATACCTCCACCTCCGCCACCACTACCTGTATTAGTTGTTCCAGCAACTCCTGTTCCTGGTCCACCAGGATCACCAGCTCCTCCACCTCCAGTTCCACCTGATCCAGTAACTGCACCACCACCACCTGTTCTTGTAGTTGGTGTTCCATTAATTGAAGACGCTAAACCATTACCTCCATTAACTGGACCACAACCTGGACCTCCAGTCCCTGCTCCACCTCCTCCACCACCAGTGCTTGGACCTGTAGAATTAAAACCAGGTTTTCCTTGTGGTGGACTTACAGGGGGTGTATTACCAGAACCACCTGTTGCACCTCCTGCATTTCCTGAACCTCCTCCACCTGAACCTCCAGGTAATCCAGTAGTAGTATCTCCATCACCACCACCTCCTCCTCCACCTGTTGATGTGATGGTTGAAAATATTGAAGGGCTACCAACATTACCATTTCCACCAGGCGATGTTTTTGTAGCTCCGCCAGCACCAATTGTAATTGGATAAGCTGTTACTGTAACTGGTAAAGCAGAAGCTCCTAAAGGAGCTGGTCCTGCTGAATAACAACCACTAGCTGTTCCATTTGAAAATCTATAACCTCCTGCTCCACCTCCTCCAGCTTGAGTGCTACCTGAACATCTTCTACTTCCACCACTTCCACCACCCGCTATTACTAAATAATCTACTGCTGATGAACCTCCAGCATTTCCAGCATTTGTGACCGTGAATGTACCAGGTCCTGTAAATGTATGAATTTTAAAATTTCCACAAGTTGTTACTGTTCCACCTGTTGCTGCTACGAATTCTGCTGTATTAATTTGATTAAATGTTTGACCAACTGTTTTCCAGCCTTCTGTTGCATCTACATATACTAATGTATAAACTTGTCCGTTAATTTTAATTTTTGCATCTACTGCTTCACCATCAATATTAGATCCATTTCTACCAACTGTAATATTATTTGTAGCTGAAGTATTTGCATAATCAGCAATCGCTACTATATCTCCTGCTGCAGGAGTTGAAGGTAAATTAACTGTAATTGCAATTGAAGTTGTATTTATAAAATAACCGTTTCCAGATACTGCTGTTACTGGTGAAGATGTTTTAGGAGTTGTATCCCAATTCACGCTCCCCGATCTACCAAACCCGCTTTGCGAAGCGCCGGCTGCTAAAGTAACCGTGTCTCCCGAAGCGCCGATTGTAATAACGTTAGCTGATTCGCTAATTATATTAGCACCGCATTGATTCTGAAGATTATCTACTTTAATTATACTTGTCATATTTATTGAAATTTATATCTTATTAATACTATTCCTGATCCACCTGTACCACCAATACCATCTCCTCCACCACCTCCACCACCTCCAGTATTAGTTACACCAGAAGGTGCTGTTCCAGGTCCTGCTGTACCAGATCCTCCTCCACCTGGTCCTCCTGTACCACCTGTTCCAGGAGAAAGTTGTGATCCTCCACCCCCACCACCACCTGCATAAAGTCCATTTGTTGGTCCATAAAATGCTTTAGGTGATGCACCAAATATTGAAGTTACAGGTGATCCTGATCCACCTGGTCCTCCTAGTTTAGGAGAAGTTCCATTACTTCCAACAGATGATGCTCCACCTCCACCACCACCTGCTTCATTACATGAACTTCCAGTCGCTGTTCCACCATTATTTCCTTGAGAAGGACTTACTGGAGGAGTATTACCTGTTCCAAAAGTTTGTGTAGGAGATGAACCAAATCCAGAAAGTCCCATACCTCCACCGGATCCACCAGGTGCTCCAGATCTTACATCTACAGGATAACAGGTTCCTACTCCAGATCCACCACCTCCTCCACCAGCCGATGTTATACTTGAAAAAATTGAAGGGTTTCCTGGTACTGATGCAAAAGGAGGACTAGTGGGAGAACCAGCTCCACCTGCACCCACTGTTATCGGATAAGCTGTTGCTGAAATTGGTAAAGATGTAGAAGATCTAAATCCACCAGCACCTCCTCCACCAGCTCCTCTATTATAACCACCTCCTCCACCTCCTGCTACTACTAAATAATCTACTGAATTAGATCCTTGAGAATTTCCAGCACATGAAACTGTAAAAGTTCCAGGTCCTGTAAAAGCGTGAATTTTATAATCTCCACAAGTTGTAATTGTTCCACCTGTTGCAGCAACAAATTGTGCTGTGCTTAAATTTGATCTTTGTCCTGAATCTGTTACAATCCAACCTTGTGTTGCATCAACATATACAAAAGTTACTGAAACACCATTAGTTGATAATTTTGCATTAACTGCAACTCCTCCAATATTAGAACCATTTCTTCCAACAGTTATATTGTTAGTTGCAAAAGTATTTGCATAATCACATATACCAATAACTGCTCCAGCTGAAGGAGAAGATGGTAAAGTTACTGTAAAAGCTGCTGAAGTGGTATCGCAAAAATATCCAATTCCTGCTGTTGCTGTGAATCCTGTAGTTACTTTTGTTGTGTTCCAAGATACTGCTCCAGTAGGTCCGAAATTTACAGCGCTACCTTGATTATTAATTGTTGCTCCAGAAGGAATAGTAATTGTATCTCCAGAAGCACCTAATGTTAAGGTTGTTCCTGATTGAGGTTCAATTGCATTTACTTCTATTTTGCTCATTAAACAATTACCAACGTTCCTGTTACTGTGAATGTATTTACAATTGTTACAGGTCCAGCAAGAACTGCAGACTCAATAACCACATTTTTATTTTCTAAAACTTGGGCATGAGTATAGACTTCTTGTGCGCCTGGTTTGTTACCGATATAGATTGTATTATATAAACTATCCATATTTTACCTATTAAGGGGCTGTACTTATTGCATCAACAATACTTGTAATTAAGTCAATAGATGAATTACTACTTGCAGTAGCTCTAAGTAAATCTCCTGAATTTAAAACAAATTTAGCTCCGCCTTGAACTAGTTCAACAGAACTGTATGGTGGAATACTTAAAGTATAACAAATATATCTAATATCTGATGTACCATTTGGTACAATCCAAACATTAAGTGTAACTGTAGTAGTTAAAATATTTGTAGCTCTAATTCCAATAACAGCATCAGTAGAATTAGCTGTAGTTATAGTTGTAGTTCCAGTTCCTACTTGATTTGTAAATGATATAAAATTTTGTGCCATATGTTCTCCTTATTATTATAAAGCTATTGCCATTGCAACAGCAAATCCATCACTTGCTGCACCTACTGGTGAGCCATTTTGATCTAAATACACTGCTTTACTTGCTGGTAATGTACAAAATACATCTTTTGTTCCACTAGTAAAAGTTACAATGTTATCAGAGTTAGAACTTGTTAAAATTGTTGTTCTAGTTAAAACAGTTCCGCCCGCATTAAGTGTACCTAATCCAACTTCCCATTCAGTAGTACCTGGATTAAAAATAGCATAGTAAGTCGTATTACTTCCGCCAATACCATTAGCAAAAGTATCAAAACCAGTTTGTGCTCCGGCCAAAGCAAAAGTACCTGTACCAGTTGAGGTACTAGTTTCCTTTACTCGGTCGTTTATTACTAACGCCATTTATTTTTAATCTCCTAATTAAGAAGTAATACTAATAATTGCATCAGAACCAGAAGGTGAACCGCCTGTTGGGCTTGGGAATGTAACTGTAAAAGTTCCATTAGTGCACGTTTTGCTTCCGCCAAAATCTAGTACGACTACCAGTTTATTTGAACTACTTGAATTATATATTGCTCCAAATGCTGCAGTGAAAGTTGCAGGTGTTGGTGATCCCCATACAGAATCAGCAAAGTCAACTGTTGCAACGTTGTTCACGTTTGAAACTGCCTGACTGGCAAGTAAATTTCCACCAGCAGTATATTGACTACCACCTGCAGAACTTACTTCACTAGTAGAAGTATAAACTGTGCTTGCTGTTGTATATGGATTAGCAGTATATAAAGACAAATAGAAATTATTACCACCTGTTTGAAATTGATGTGCTCCAGATAGTAATTGTACTGGGAATGAATAAGGTACTATGTTTGCCATTTATTTTTCTCCTTGTTATTTATAACTTGACGGTGATTTAGAAATTAATTGAGCACGAACTACACCATCTTTGTATTCGTCTCTGCGTCTTTCGCCGATTTGCTCGACTGCGTACGATTCAAGAGCTTTATCATATTCTTGAGAGTAGTATTGTAACATATCTACAGGACCTTTCAAGTATCCATATGCATTAACTAAAGTAGCATATAGAAGTAGATCTTGGTATTTATTTGATAAATAAGTGCCATTAGTGCTATATGGACTGATAGTAATGCTTTCTGGTTCTTTATTATAGGCTAAAGTAATAGAATAAGTCTTATCAGGCGTAGGTGCTACAACCCAAAAATTCTCATCCCAATTAGCATAATATTTAGGAATATCCACATTAGCTGTTCCTGGAGTAGAATAAAATTCAGCTATAAAACTAGTATCTCTTTGTTCTAAGTAATATTGATTACCATTAGAATCAGTTAATTGAACATATCTAATAACTCTTAAATCATCTGGTATAGTTACATATCTATTTCCGATTACTAAACTAGAAGTAGCATAAAAAGCACTTTGATCTGTATCAATAGATCTATAAATTTTGTTTTCAGCATTAACAATAAATCCATTTAGAATTGAATCTGTAAATACATTACTATTTACTTCTGTATAATTTCTAATATCTGTTTGTAAATTTGCTAAAGTATATGACATATTAAACTGCTCCTAGTGTTACTGGACCTGCAGAGCAACTTGCTCCACCTCCATTTATATTTCCTGTAATAGCATTATTAGTACTTGTAAAAAAGAAATAATTTTCAGGAGTAGTTAAACCACCACCTGTAGTTTCTATACTACCATTAGATCTAATTTTTCCAACAGTAATTATAAATCCATTTGCATTATCAATATCACTTACACCATCAAAAGTTGGAATAGGTGCAAATTGTTTTAAGTTAGGTGCAAATGCTCCACCTGTTCCAGGATTTATAACTTGTGCTGGTCCTCTTAATCTTACTCTACTTCCAGTAGTTCTTTGATGATCTTGAGAATAAACATTTATATAAGTTACTCCATTATAAATTACAGTTTCAAATGGATTAGGAGTTAATAAAATTAATTGTGGTGTGTCAGCTCCTTGTACTCTTGGATTACGTAAAGCTTGTGGATCATTACCAACTGGTTTTGGATCTAACTGTGGTTGCTTTTCCTCATACTCAGAGTAATGAACTAAAAATCCATTCCATTCTCTTACCATTTCTCTATAAAGAAATCTCATTCCAGATCTATCTGAAATTGCGTAAGCTTGTTTTCCTTTTGCAAAAGTACCCATTAAGATAATACTCCATCTCCGTAGAATGTATTAGGTGAAATGAAAGTAGATACACCTTGATTGTCAGCATCAAGAGCTCTTAACATTTCACTTTCATATATACGTTCTAATTCTTGAGTTCTTGTCGGAGCAAATTTCATACTTAAATAATATGCAAGTCCAGACATCATACATGGATAAAATCTATTTACTACATCTGCTGTATTTGAATATGCACCTACATCTTGAATTCTTGCAACATAGTAAAAACAAAATTGAAAACTAGATGGTGTTGAAGTACTAGAAACACTAGCACTTGCTGTAGCATATAAATAAATATTAGGATTCTTTTTTCTATCAACATAATATTGAGAAGGTGTTCCTTGTGCTAATTTATTAGGTGTTGCGTTGTAAGCTGATCTGTCAATTTTAGTTAAAGCAATATCTTGTGGGTTAGATGTATCTGAATTGTTTCTATAAAAAGCTTCTAAAACTTCTGAAATATCACTTGGAAAATTAATAGTATCACTTGCATAATTGTATTCAGCTTGTCCTTGTATTAAAGGAATTTTTGCAAGTTTTATTTTCCATAAATGAATTCCTCTATTGCCCCATTCTTGAAACATAATGTTTAAAGAACGTCTTGCACTTCTTAATTGATACCCTGTTCGCGTTCCGCCAATACCAGTTCTCTCATAAGCTTCTTCTATAATATCATCTATTTGTGGAT